CTCTTCTAGAGTGAAATTGTAATAATTTCCTCTTCCCTATCTACGATTAATAGGTAGAGACCCACCTGTTCTTTTTACGAAGAACAGGTCGCATCGCTTGCCCATGTGACCAACTGATCATAAGATCAGGGTCGGGGCTTTCAGTGAAGTACTGAAGAAGCGAGGCATCCCCTGATCCTTCCAGACGCTTGACGCTTGAAGAAACGTCCAGTGTAAGGAATTCTTCTCTCTGAAGGAAATGGTTAAAGCGCCTTCGAGCGCTTAGACCACGACTAAAAGAGAGAATGAAGCAGGGGCCTGAGAGCCAGTTACCTCTTGGAGAGTGTTCAGTAACCTGTTCGGTGACTGTTCGCTCGCGAAGGCCTACCACAGCCAGTCTATTCAGATCTGACTGTGGAACTGTCTTTAGCAAGAAATCAGAAGAGTGCCATAGCAACTTCTTATGGAAGTTGTTTGACACTTCAATGATACTAGCAAGGCTCTCAGGGTTCCGAGTACTGTACTCTTTGCGAAGGTATGCAGGGGTGACATCAAAGCCACCATATGCATCCATGCCGCAGCTTTCACGAAACAAACCGTTCGCGAAGGACTTCGACACATTTACTCGCAAAAGTAACGACTTTAAAAGTCGCTCGAGTATCGGATATGCGCGTGTAGGAATGATGATATCATCCCCAAACACGCGGATCTGGGATGACCGTCTTCGAATGCTCAGAGGATCAACCTCGAAATCATGATCAGTGATCATAATAGCGAATTGAGCTATGAGAGCGAAGACGATAGTCTGTACCGGAAAGGTACAGGCAGATCCCATCGGGGCAAACTTCCGAAGAAGTAAAAGCTCCGAATGGCCCTCAGGGTGTAACGCCTTAGGGATCAAAAGGGATCTGCTCCGACTTGCATGTAGAGCGTCTAACAGAGAATGGTTACTCTGAAAGACGTATTCTACGAGGCGAGTTGATAGGCGATCGCTAGCTGCGGATAGATCCACAGTAGCAAGAGCTCCGTCAACACTAGCTTCGAGTGCCATAGCCTGACTTAAGTCTTGACGACGAAAGTCAATAGAGGCAGACAGAGGAGACCGATAAACGGCGTCCTCAAGCCATCTTTGGATACCACCTTGGATCCATTGATGGGCAGTCGGTTCGGAGGCAATAAGCCTCGGACCCTTCTGTGTCTTAGGCACACAAGCAAGGCGGCTAGGGAATTCCTTATCAGACCTCTCGCCCACACTAAAGCAGTGTGAGGCGAAGAAGTCAGATGGGAAGACCCTGTCAAGTTTCCGCGGCCAATTTGGGAAGTCATACTTGACTTCCGCGCCATCGGAAACCACCCCAGGTCCGTGCTTCGGACGTATCGTCCAGACATCAAAGATCCCTAGCGAAGCAGCAAATCGCCTACAAAGTAGGCGAAAAGGTTGCCAGTCGATAGGGAACTCAGGGGAAGTCACCTCTAATAGAGATATTAGAGATGGCTTAACGGTTCCCCAGATTGGGTGGCCGCTGCGATCCTTCCATAAAGGTAGGTCGCTATCCCAAGTGTCAGGATGACTTCGCGGAAGCTCAGCTTCCACGTCGATGAAATCCTTAATGGTTTCATCGACACGATCCTTGGTGCACTCCATTTCAAACTTCTTGGCAAACAAGTAAATTTGCCGGAGAAGAATGATGGGTGCGGGATCATGGACATCGCGAAGCGTTCCATGCTCATCAAATAGCTCACACCAGATTCCCCAAAGAAATTTGGGTCTCTGATCCCTATTGGTCTTGGCACCATGGTATGGTGGCCTACGCCCTTCGGGAAGGTGACCGAGGTCGAGAGCCTGGTGGAACCAGGAAGCGCACTCGGGTAGGGTGATTGTGAAGAATTCACAACCACGCCCGGCTAATTGCTGAGGAAGGCGAGATAGATGAAGTTCGATCTCACCTCGCATGGATGGATACTGTTCTCGAATATCCAAAAGGATATGAGAGTACAGTCCGGCCAACAGATGTAGCTGGCTTTTCATGATAACTCCTTTGGGTTGTCATCCAGTTGCATGAAATACTCTTATCTGCTAGGCAGAATAAGGCATTGGTAGGATTCGATTAAGAATCGCCACCGATGATCGCAAGTTGTTGCACAGACAGCAGGGTCGTAAAGCCCGTTGTCACCTTATCGAGCCAGGCAGGGTCAGAAGTACGGCGGGACCGCATAGTAGCGGTCACTGTGTAGTACTTCTCAGTGGAAGTAGGTGTAGCGTACACGATATGTTCGAAGAACATGTTGTGACGAAGCACCTGCTCTTCACTGGCAGGGATAGCGCCAGTCGACGATTTCGCCGAACTGGCCTTCTCCGTCGAATTCCGGATCTGAAGGACCATCGAATCGGTGGCCGTCAGTTTCTGGTAGACGGAAGAAAAGTTATCCTGATTAACGCGCGTAAGCACGTTAGCGACACCATTGATTGTAATGGTAAGGGTATTTGCAAGCATGTTGGCCTCCTAGGTGAATGCTCGAGGATTAATCGTCCTGAGAACATTCAAAGATCCTAGGACGGACAGTTGACCCGGCCCCAGAATGGGGACGGAGGCAGAAGGGATGATAGACGGCATAGAGAGAAGTTCACGGTAATGGCGTTTAGCCGTAACCGTACCCTGATCAAACTGCCACGAAGTGGGGTTTGGAGGGAACTTCTCATATGTCCTCTTCCAGGTTCGGCGAGCCATAAAGGTTCCCGAGCCTGCCTCGGCCAAGACCCTGTTGCTAGCTGCAAGAGCAGAACCGATTGGTAGGAACCAATCGACTAGCCAGGACCATGGTATAGCTTCCCAAACTGCTTCTGTTATGTTCCCAGCCGTTAGCCCTAAAAGCAAACGACGGAGTTCAGGATCAGAAGGTCGTAAGGGATCACTGAAGTACGGTTGGTTGGCGCGTAGCCGCCAGCGTACTACAGCCCAAGATTCGAATGTCTCTTCACCGGAGTAGAATGTTTGAAAACTACCCCCATAAAGAGTAAGCATCAGTCCCGAGAGAGTTCTAGGATGAATCTTAGAATTACTCGAGATTGATATTCGTCTCTTGAGACCCTTAGGAGAGGATAAGCGCTGAATTTCTTTTCGGCGCTGATCAACGGATTTTTGCAAAGTAGCAATAGCATGGAGATCCTGGATAAGGGGTCTCCATCCAAATTGTATTGCAAGATTCGCTGCTGCAACATTGCGAGGTTTCGCCATGTTGACAACCTTCCTCCAATTCCTACCGCGTTTAACGGCAAGAAGGGCACGTCCAGCCTGAAATATCATTTCAGGGATGTCACGAGCTTCAGCAATGAAGACCGGAGCATTGATAGCTGGTCGTGAAGGGTTTGTCATGGCCCAAATGCGGTTCTGATAGCCTGTAGACTCACCTGGAAGAGAAAATCCAGTGAATGAGTTATAGACTTCAAAAACCGGGCGATTGATAAGATCGCCGCCTGAGTACCTTCCGGATACAGTTCCTCCACTATAGGTATAGTGAAGAGACTCAAATCCGTGGTCCAGGCCAGGAGAGTTAGAAACCGACGTAACCAAACGGTCCGTAAGGAACGAGCGGGAATCGTTGGTCCAGGTGGTCGAAGACGACGCCTTTTGGCGCCATTCGAAAACCTGGTATAACTCTTTCGCCATGACACGCTATGTCCGATATCATCCAGTGGGGCAGAATTGAACGAGTCGTAAAACTCGCCGGGGCGACCGAAGGGTCG